CGTATACAAGAAGATTATGGTCCTGCTGCTAAACGCGGTAGTGAAATACATCAAAAAGCTGAAGACTATGTAAGTGGTAAACTAGATGAATTTCCTATTGAACTTAATAAGTTTAAATCTGAATTTAAAAAGTTAAAAGAACTATACCAGTCAGGTACTGTAGAACTTGAAGGTGAATGGGGTTTTACAATTGACTGGCAGCCTTGTGGTTGGTTAACACCTGAAACCTGGGGTCGTATAAAGTTAGATGCAATTGTACATGAAACAGAAACTTCAGCTCGTGTTATTGATTACAAAACAGGTAAAATGTTTGGTAATGAGATAAGCCATTCACAACAAGCACTGACTTATGCCATTGGTAGTTTTTTTAAGTTCCCTGAACTACAACATGCTCAAACAGAGCTATGGTATCTAGATCATGGAGAAGTTACTAGGCAAGCTTACACTCGAGATGAAGCAATGATATTCATGCCTACGTTACACCAACGAGCTGTAACTATGACAACAGCAACTGAGTTTCTACCTAATCCATCTAAAACAAATTGCAGATGGTGTTCTTATGGTAAGGGAGAATATCCAGTTTGCCAACACGGTATAGAATAGTTATAATAGAATGCTAAATACAAATACAGTTACAAATAATAAATACAGGATACAAATATATGAGTATAAATACTTCCGTTCCACCTCCCTACGCACACCAAACTGACACCACTACTTTTATTACCGATCACCCTAGATGTTTCATTACATCTGATCCAGGCACGGGTAAAACTCGTTCTGTATTAGATGCCCATGTTCTACTAAACTGCACTACTTTAGTTCTGGCTCCTTTATCAATACTAGAAGCAGCTTGGTTAGATGACATAAAAAAGTTTCAACCCACTATAAACTGCGGTATTGCTTATGCTAAAAACCGTAAAAAAGTATTTGAAGACAAAACTTTTGACATGGTTGTAACTAATTTTGAAGCTGTTACTTACCTAGTTAAAAACCCTGAAGTTCTTGAAAGGTTTGACACCTTAGTTGTAGATGAGTTTACAGCGTTTAAAAATAAAGATTCAAAGCGATCTAAAAATCTTAAAACTCTAGTCGATAACTTTGATCGCAGAATATTTATGTCTGGTACCCCTAACAGCAATACTATATTAGACTTATGGCACCCAGCACTTTGCGTTGATGACGGCAAGCGTTTAGGTAATCGTTTTTACTCATTTAGGAATCAAGTATGCACTTCTCGTTTCAATGGTTTTGCTAATGAGTGGATAGACAAACCAGGTATAGAAGAGACGGTTGCACAGATGCTAAGCGACATTACAATTCGACATGCCCTGGAGGATTGTATAGATCTTCCTAAAAATATTGTACGCACTTTATACACAGATTTGTCCCCTGCGGTGTATAAAATGTACAAAACGCTGCAAGAGTCTTCTGTGTTGTACACAAAAATGGGCACTATTAATGCAGTACACGCAGGAGCTAGAGTCAAAAAGCTATTACAACTTGTTTCTGGCGGAGTATACGATGAAGAAGGTAACGTACAATACTTTCACGAGCAGCGTCACGACATGGTAATGGATCTAATTTCAGTTCGTAAACACAGCATTGTAGCTTTCAACTGGAAACATGAGCGTGATGCTTTGGTTACAATAGCTGAAAAGAAAAAGATTTCATACGCGGTTATTGACGGTGAAACACCTGCTAGTAAACGTACAGGTATAGTCCAGCGGTTTCAAGCAGGTCAAATACAAGTTCTATTTGCTCATCCACAATCTGCAAGTCATGGACTTACGCTTACTAAAGCAACAACCTGTATTTGGTGTAGTCCTACATACAATGCAGAGCACTTTCAACAGTTCAATAGACGTATTCACAGAGCTGGTCAAACGCAAAAGACTGAAACAATTCTTATTGCAGCACGTAATACTTGGGAAAAAGAAGTATACAAAAAGCTTAACGGTAAGTTGGGCAAGATGGAAAACTTACTACACGTACTTACTAAACTATATGCACAGGAGGCGGCATGAGTATCGAAGAACAAACTATAGATAATTTATTAGACACTTTAACTTCTACTAGAGGAGAGATAAAAGCTCTGCAAGAAGTAGAAAAAAAGTTAAAGTCACGTCAAAGAGAACTAGAAGCAACATTAATGACTAGGCTAGACCAACAAGGTATAGACAGAGTCGGCAATGAGGTATGTACAGTTTCGTTGAAAAAAGAAATTGTACCTACAGTAGAAGACTGGGACAAAGTACAACAACATGTTCGAGACACTGGACAGTTTGAGTTGTTACAGAAACGCATGTCGGCTACTGCTTATAGGGAGCTACGCACTATGAACTTAGATGTTCCTGGTGTGAAGCCAACGGAGTTGACCAGAATTAATTTCAGGTCAAAGTAACATTAACCAAGAAAGAAGGACCATGAAACATGGACAAAGATAAAAAAGCAGTATCTCTGGTATCTAGTACAGTGCCAGCTCATGTTACAGAAGCCCAAGGCTTAGGTAACGAGAACGTTACAGCTGCTGATTTACAAACTCCCAGAGTTAAACTTCTTCAACAAATGAACGCCGAAGTTGATAAAAGCAACGATGCGTACATTGAAGGAGCTGAGCCTGGGTTGTTGTTAAATACAGTAACTAACGAGCTATACGGCAAAGAGATTTATGTCTTGAATATTAATTTCAATGACGAATTTGTTGTTTGGCGTAAACGGGACAAAGGTGGAGGTTTAGTAGGTAGCTGTGCTTCATCAAGTGAAGCAGATGCACTTATAGCCCAACAATCTGGCAGCCCAGATGACTTTGAGGTAATACAGACGCATAGTCATTTACTAATGAGGAAAGACGCTGAAACTGGAGAACTTATAAACACTCCTTTTCAGATGGACTTTTCTTCATCTAAACTGCGTGTATCACGAGAGTGGAACACTCAAATTGCACAGTTAGGTGGCGATAGATTTTCTTCCTTATGGAAGTTATCTTCTGTTTCTACACAAAACCGTGCAGGTCAAAAGTTTCATAATCTCTCCGTTGAAAGCCAAGGATGGGTCGTAGACGAAGACTATGAAAAAGCGAAAGCTGTTTACAAAGCGGTTAAACAACCTGCTGCTAAATAGTAGTTGCGAGAGGGGCCGTGCACGGAGAGATAAGTAATTGCAAACATCATAAAAACAACAATTACTCGTGCATAGCCCCTTTTTTATGTTATTCTTACTCGGTGAACGAAAGTCAGTTTATAAATAAAATACACAAAAAACTTTCTAACCAAGTCTATCGTTGGAAAATAAACGATCCTTATCACGGAGGAGTAGCTGATGCTTACTACAGTGGTCCAGCCGCTTCAGCGTTTGTAGAATATAAATACAAACCCATACTACCTGTAAAAGATACTTCTAAAATAAACTTCGGTTTATCTAAACAACAAGAACTTTGGCTTACAACCCAGGTAAATCACCAGGTCCCTGTGTACGTTATTGCAGGATGTGAGAACAGAGTAATACAACTAACTGCTGATTTTGAATCTATAAATACGTACACCAAAAAAGATTTCCTTAAAAATTGTATAGATTTAGATGAATGGGTAAACACACTGCAAGAACATTGCTTGCATACAAACGGAAAAAGAAATGACTGACTTTGTAAACAAACCTCCACATTACACCGACCAGGGGCCCATTGAATGTATAGACGCAATTCAATCTGCTATGTCTGCAGAACAATTTGAAGGCTGGCTGCGTGGGAATGTACTGAAATATTTATGGAGATACCCAAGTAAAAATAAAATAGAAGATTTAGAGAAAGCGTTATTTTACCTAGACAAACTGAAATCTGTTAAGATAGAGTATGACTCTAAACATGATTTTAAACAAAGAGGTAAAAAGTAATGGCTATGGTAAAAGTAAAAGGCGTTAGTGTTTCATCTCTAAACAAACGCCAACAAACTGCAATGAAAAAACATGCAAAGCATCATACTGCTAAACATATAAAAAGCATGGTTGCTATGATGAATCGCGGTTCCACATTTACTGAATCTCATAAAAAAGCTATGAAAAAAGTAGGTAAATAATGGGACGAAACTACAGAGACGAATACAGAAAGTACCAAGGTACACCTGAACAAAAGAAAAGAAGAGCAATGCGTAACAAAGTCAGACGTGCCGCGCTTCGTAACGGTCAAGTACGTAAAGGCGACAACAATGATATACACCATGTAGATGGCAATCCAATGAACAATAGTCCATATAACTTACGTGTTGTTAACAAAAGCAAAAATAGATCTTTCCCACGAAACAGAAACGCTGGGAAAGCTTAGGTAACCACTATGGCAACAGCAAAAGAATCCTTTGCAAAAATAGAAGCTCACGAAAGAGAGTGTGCCATTAGGTACGAATACATAGAGAAGCGACTCGATGAAGGGTCTGCTAAATTTAAAAAACTAGAAAACATGATATGGGCTGTATACCCATTTATACTAGGCTCTATAGTTTTATCAAAATTTTTAGATTAAGTTACAGGCGTAAACAACCCAGTTTCTATCAATTTATCTCTATTAAGTTGATGCGACACTTCTACATCATTTTTATTTTGACCGTAATAAGCTACTGCTAAATAATTATCTACCAAAGCTTCGTTAATATTTAAGTCATCTATTAGTAAAGTCCCTAGTATACGACCAAACTTACCTTTTGAATCTTTTAAATGTGTTTGGATTACAAAGTTTTTCCCAGCCTTAACAGCTTGTAAGATAAAATTCTTAGCTAATAAACCTCTAACTTTTTCATCTTTATTTCTAGTTCTGCACTCAGGTGTATCTATTGCATACAATCTTACCCTGGCCTTATGCAGTATAGAAAAACCTAAATCTAAAACTACATCTACTGTATCTCCATCCACTACTCTATCTATTTCACATTTATATTCGTACATCTAACTCCCCTGCTTAATTGTAATTGAAGAGGCAGTTCCACCATTTGTACTTACCTGGTTTGTTTTACCTCCTTGTTCTATTCTAATATCATAACTTCCTTCTTTAGAAACTTGTAGTTGTAAATTATTTTCTACTTGTCTAATAAATTTTACCTCACTTTCGTTAACAAATGTGCTTATCTGAGTGTCGCTATCAAATCCTACAGCTGTACCTTTTACACCTTGTTCGCTTAAAGTACTACTTGCTTTAGAAAGTTCATCTACTTCTTGTATGATATCTAACAAATCTTCGAGAAAATTAGCAGCAAGGTAATCTATATCAAGCTCTGTATATTCTAAACTGTCTTGTTCTAACTCATCTGTATCAAGTTCGTCAAACTCAAGAAAATCAATATCTAAAATACCACTATTATTTGCACTAGTTTCTTCACCTGTGCTGTCTTCAGCTGCAGACGGTGGGTTTACAATCAACATGTTGTCAATCATAGAAACATCAAGGTCAAGAATAACAGCAGGTGTAGGGGCTGTTTCAAAGTTGTACACTGTTGTACTTTCGTATGGCCTATTTAGTATAACTTGTCCAAGAGCTGTATCTACAGTTATCTCTCCACTAGCATTACCAAATTCATCAGGAAGTAAAATAACAAGTGCTTCTCCCGTCTCTTTTACAGTAATTGTAAAGTCTGTCCCTCTTATACCTACTACTGCTGCGTGCGTACGAATTTTAATATTATCTTTTGGTATACGTGGCTTTTTACTAGATATAAAACGTCCCGTTCCTTTAATAAAATTTAAAGCCATAGTTGATTTAGCAGGGTCAGGGTCAAACACAAACTCGTCTATTACAACGTTGCTGTGTTCAGTCAAACGTATAGTTGTTTCATCTCTAAACGTTACACCCATACGCCCCGCTGCGGTTTCTAGTTTGTCCATAGAGTTTAGTGAAAAGTTAATTTCACTCTCATATGGCTTGTCTCTTACTACCCTGGTGTTCCCTCTTAACTCTGTGATACTTCCTATATCAACATCCAACTGCGTTGCCTTGGTCATTTTGCTGTACGCATACGGATCCAGCGTTTCCAGAAGAAGTAATACGCAACCAATCATTGTCTTGAGTAGATGTTTGGTCAATGTCAAAGCTCCTTGTATTACCATCATGTTCTAATTTAAAGTAGCCGCCAGCGTAGCCTGATTGTACAACATCTACTGTATTTGAATCGCCATCAACATCTATGTAGTTTGTACCTGAGTCAACATCTAGATCAATATGAACAGTATTACTAGAACCTTGCACTATTGTATCTACATCTGCACTACTAGCTAAAGCATTAGTAGCTAAGTCTAATGTAAAGGTGTTAGTCGACCCGTCCACGTCCACATTTACGTTTGATGAATCTGCACTATTCGCATTACCAGGATCTACTTGAATAGTATACGAGTTTGTATCACCATCAAAATCAAATATACCTGTAAATGTATCTGCATTAATATCGCCTAACATCTT